AATCATTTCAGGAATGTTCGGGTATGTTATATCGTTCTGCTCTATGCGCATGGCGAGGTTGTTTATGATGTTTGTCTTCGAAGAGGACGTGAACTTCACGCCCTCCACCCATATCTCCCTAGACAGATCCTCAAATATGGGATCTCCTATTCCAGTCGAGTCGATCACTACCTTCGCGGCCATGCTTCTGGCTGCCTCTATGATTCTTCGTTTCTGCAACGCCCAATCTATCTGGTTGAACCTGTCGAAATAGACCACCTTTCCAACGCCGTCTATCCCTATCAGCACGGTAAAGTCTTCGTACTTTGCGAGGTCAACGCCTAGAGTAACAAGACCCTCAGCCGTGGTCGGGAGCTGGTAGGGCCTGATGTTCTCTTCTATGCACCTGAAGACACCGCCAGTATCATCTATGAACTCCGCGAGTATTTCCTGCCTGAACACTCTTTCTGGAAGATTTGCCTTTAGGGATTCAAGCTCGGCAGGGTCTATATATGGATTGTGGTAAGTTGACATTTGCCAAGACTCATAGTCTTTCTGCTCCCTGTCCTGACCGTTCACCCACAGACGATAGAACCAGTTTTTACCCTTCGGAGTTCCTATTGCGAGAAGCTGTCCCTTCCTGTCCGACAATGCAGGGCGCAACGCCTCATACCACGCTTCCTCCGACATGAAGGCGGCCTCGTCTATTGTTGCCCACCCGAGTCCTTCACCGCGAAGGTTGTCCGGCCTTTCAGCAGACCTGAACTCTATGAGTGCGCCGTTGTTCAGCGTTATCTTCAACTGTGCGCTGTTGGCATTTTTTATGAGATCGGGGAAGCTGTTCTTTATCATCTTGAATCCGATAGCGGCCTGACTGTAAACGGGAGCTACCCACCATGTGAGTTCTTTCGGGTGTTCGTATGCGTACTTAGTCGTTTCGTTCGCGGCCATGAGGGTCTTGCCGAACCTTCGTCCGCAAGCCACTATTTTGAATCTCTTATCTGATTTGTGTATCTTCCATTGAGCAGGGTGAGGACTGTACAGCTTTATAAATTCCTTTTCCCTGTATTTGTTTACAGCACCCTTCGGCCTTCCGCCCTTATTCTTCTTTCGGTGGCCTGCCCGCGAACTCTGCGACGTATTTGACATTCTTCCTCTCCTGTATATCTATTCGTTCCTTTCTCGCATAATCGTTCGGATAGCGTCTTTCAAGCCACCAAGCCGCCGCTTGCCAGTTACCGTCTTGCGCGGCTTTCTGTACGAGAGCTACGTTTCTGGCTATCGCTTCCCCTTCGGCTTTGAGGACTCTATCGTAAAGTTTTCTTTCCAGCTTTTCTTCGCTTTCCGCGTTTTCCCCTATCTCGAGCCACCTGCTGTAAGTAGAGGGAGCGATCCCCAAAGCTCTGGCCGTATGTTCTCGCGTCATGCCAGACCTCGCCAGCTTTTCTGCCTCTACGATCGTCTGTTCGTGCAGCTTGTAATTCCTTGAGTTGTATTGTCTCGGCATATTTATCACCTCACCTGTTTGCCAGTGAACTCTTCCCATCGCTTTATAATCACGTCGCAATACCGCTCGCTTATCTCCATCATCAGACACTTTCTTCCGAGCTGTTCACAGGCTATCAATGTTGATCCAGAACCTCCGAACAGGTCAAGTACGCTGTCTCCTACGTGAGAGCTGTTCGCTATCCCTATTCCGCATAGCTCTACCGGCTTCATCGTCGGGTGAAGTTCCGATCTTGTGGGACGCTTGACTTCCCACACCTCCGTTTTGTCTCTTCCGGCAGTAAAACTCGATTTGTCTTTCCAGCCGTAGAAGCACGGTTCGTACATTCTCTGGTAATTGCCTCGAGACATAACGAAGGCGTTCTTCTTCCAGACTATCGTTGCAGACCAGTGCAATCCGCTTTCTATGAAAGCCAGCCTCTGCCTCATGCCATCAGGCCCCGGCGCACCCCAAACGTATATGTCTCCGCTGCAGGAGTCAGCCATTATACCTGCGAGGTTTTTGTTGAACTTTATCCAGTCTTCCTCGCTCATCTCGTCGTTTATGATCGCCTTGTGCTTCCCAGACTGGTGCGAAGTGTATTTCTTATTTTTTGTATTCACATATGCTACGTTATACGGAGGGTCTGTGAATATCATGTTGGCCTTGCTGCCGTCTAGGAGTGTTTTAACGTCTTCCCTGTTTGTGCTGTCTCCGCACATGAGCCTGTGATTGCCGAGGACATAAACGTCCCCTCTCTTTGTCTTAGGCTCTTCTATTTCCTTTTCAGCTTTTTCAGCGTCGAAGTCGTCTTCAGATGTTTCTGTGAAGTAGTCCATGTAACTCGCTATCTCGTCCAGCGAGAATCCTGTAATCTCTATATCGAACGCGCCGGTGTCTATTTCAATCAAAAGCTCTTTCAACTTCTGTATATCCCATTCTCCGGAGATTTTGTTGAGAGCTATGTTGAGGGCCTTTTCCTTGTCGTCGTCAAGATCCTCTTCCACCATGTCGTATTTAGTGTCCCATCTGTCGGGGTCTTCCTTAGCAAGCTCTCTCAAAACAGTCAGCCTTTGGTTCCCGCCGATCACGAACATATTTCTCTTGTTGTATATGATCGGGTCAACATATCCGAACTCGACTAGGCTTCTCCTGAGTTTCTCCTTCTCATCTTTGTCGATCTTTCTAGGATTGTAAGGAGCTAACTTAACCTCCGAAAGTTTCCTTTGCACGATTTTCACGTTTAATCCCCCTGACGTTCATTCTAGCCATTTCATCGCGCCATTCCTTCATCTCTCTCTGCGATTCGTCGTCTGGCGGCACGTTATGTACCTTCCAATGGCACTCTGCGCAGAGATAGACAAGGTTCACTTCGTGGTCTGGGTCATCATCAGGAATCTTCATCCATGCTGGCACTCTTACCCTTCCATAAAGATGATGAACGTGGCCACTGTCAGCCCTTCTTCCGCACTTCCTGCATCTGTGGTTGTCTCGTTCAACTATCATTTCTCTATCTTTTATCGGCTTTAATCCGCCTCTTTTCATGAGTCCTCCAAAAAAGCCGGAGCTGCTAGTCAGGCAGCTCCGGAAACCTAAACAAAGAGGTTTTACGGTCTTGCGTTCTTACTGGCATACATCACACAGCCCGTTCGCTTGAGTTCATCAAAGCCTATATTTATAATGTCCTGCTGTTTGTCTTTCATATAGTGAATCGAATACTTTATTGTAGATGTCGCCATTCTAGCGAGAAGCATCGGAACGTTTATTAGAATCGCTTCTATGAAAGTATCGTTTTCTTCATCATAGTAACCATAAAGGAAGAGATTAGCATGGAGTTTATAAAGCTCTCCTTCGCTTCCAGAAGCGTGATTCCATTCTGTTATTGAAATATCTCTGAACGATGCATGAATTGGTTTTCTGAACCTCTCTTGTACGGTCAGCTTTATCTTCGCCTTCATATCAGAAGTAGGAACGTGTATTATCCTGTCTATCGCAAACTTCCCATCGAGGATAGTTTCTGCCTCTCCAGAACCTAGAATGGTATCCTGATACTCTATATGCCTGTTTCGGAATATGCGAGGGTATATACACTTCCTTGCTGTCATATGAGCCTTGTTTGTAAATGCTTGATTCTCTATCGTGTATGGAGTTTTCATTTCAGATATGCAACTATCTCAAGCCTCGGATTGTCCTTGTCAATATCGAAGTCCATTATTCTTGGCAAAGCCCAGTAATCGTCTTCGTACAAAATTCCCTCAAGGCTATCCATGAGAACCTTCAATGTGTTGTGAGTATCCTTCTTTCGCTTGCTCGGAAAGAAGAAATAGAGAAGCAAAACGACTTTCCTTCCATTAACGATTTTCCAGTTTGCATTTCTCGAAGCGACTTTAGCTTTTAGCGCAGCCTCCATCATGAAATCTTTTGCCTCTTTTGTTAGTATTCGCCTATGGCCCGAAGTAAAGAAGCAATGATTTTCACTTGGAGGTACTGGAATTGAGAACGACACACGCTTCTTCGACAAGACTCCCACCTCAAAGTAAAGGGCAGGGTGGTCGGCCCTGCCCTATGGGGGTGATATAAGATGCAAAAAAATACAGGAGCAGTTAGCTCCTGCATGGCTTTCGCAATCATAGCAATTATACTGCATATTTGTGCGGAAAGTCAATATGAATTTTCACATTGTTTCTAACTGTTGTTTTCAATCACATATTGAATATAATCCCTCAGCATTTCCCATTCACCACCAAGCTTTTCCCATGCGCTTATTAGGCGATCACGAAATGTAGAGTTCGGGATACTTAACATTTCTGCCAGCTCCCTCGTACTTGCATACCTCTTCTGATTTCTAACAACAGTATAAGATCGGTCAATCAATCGCCAGAATATAACCTCTCTCTGACTCGGAGAGAGTGATTTCATCATTGCGTCCAGCTTCATGGCGGCTATTACATACACCGCTTTCTCTCCGTCTGCCGTGCGCTTTGTTTGTATGCAGCCTCGCAATGTGTCTTTTGAATAGTTTATTGTTTTAGGTGGAGTCTCAAAATCTATCTCTCCATCTTTGAACGAAAGGGTAACCTGCGTCTCAAGTATCCTCGACCATATGTTTTGATAGTTTCTCATTACCCACAGCAGATCGTCGTTTGTATAATTCTCCGTCAGCGCGAATCTCTCTAGTGATTTCATTGTTAATCCTCACGAGTTCGTAAGAGTTTAGGTCTGGTGTAAGCTGTCTTCCACACGAGCATATCCATGTTCCCCCTTCGTCACTGCTGAAGTATTTTTTCCCGCATTTCGGGCATTTTCTACCTATCATCTCATGCCTCAGAACGGAATATCGTCAGATCCGCCATCGTCCGAACCGAAGAATACAGGATCTTCCTCTGTTATGTTGTTTGATTGCCGATCGGTTTGATTGCTGGAAGCGTTCTTCTTTTCCATGAAATTGAATCTATTCACTACAACTTTCGTGAATGTCTTCTTGTTCCCGTCCCTATCGTCATACTTATCGATGTTCAGAGAGCCTTCTACGAGAATCAACGATCCTTTCTTGAGGAAGTTATTCATCGTCTCCGCTGTCTTTGCGAAAGCCACAAGCGGAATGAAGTCGGCCTCGTTGTTCTTGGAAAACTCTCTGTCAACGGCAATAGAACACTTGCAAACCGCTGTTCCCGTCTGCGCGTAGTTAAATTCTGGATCTCTTGTGAGCCGCCCTATCAACACAACCCTGTTGTACGATATAGACATTCAATCCTCCTTATACGTTATTGCTTCAAAGAACCTATCGAAGAAATCCACGGGAGTTTCACCGCAGTTCGTGATCGGTTTTGTAGCAATAAGTTCATCGCTGCCTATGGAAATTACAACCTTGCTGTTGTCAATGCTTATGGTACACTTGGGGCCACCTGTTTCAAATGCGATTTCTCTTTTCTCCATCATTTACCTCCAATATAAGCCGACAGCAATTGTGATAATTAAAATGCCCCATATTGAACGTTCATTTGTCAATGGATATTTTTGTACCTTCCAACGCAATAAATTCAATGACGGTACCGTCACGCGATAATTAATCTACCTTGCGCGTCTTTTGGATATACCAATTCGATATATCGTCTTTCTTTTGATTTGCCATTATCGCCTTCGCCTTGAAGTAAGCGTCGGCTTCTCGATCGGCTTCTACAAGTATCTTTTCTCTGGCGTTTGTCTCCCTGTTCATTATCGTAATCTCGTACATCTCTCTGCCCCTTTCAAAAATCGAACTATTTCTTCCGTGCGGTGTCCTGCCGAGTTCTCTATGTTATCTGTTATTTCTATACCCTCTATCCAAGAGTTTATTTTGTTGGTTACTTCGACGATAACGTTGAGTTTCTCAAGAAGAACCTGCTGAATCCTGCGAATAGTCTCGACATTAGTGAGTTCCGACTCGTCTTTGCAAAGCTCTTTCACTGATATTCCAAGAGCGTCTGCCAGCATTTTCAACATCGCCTCGTTTGGTTTCAATTCGCCAGCTTCTATCTTCGCTATGGTGTCTTTGTGCTTGCCGACCCTCCTTCCAACTTCCTTGCAAGTCAACCCTCTTTGTTTCCTCAGCTCTCTCACGTGTTCTGGAAAGAATACGCCCATCTTCTCACCTAGATTCAAGCATCAGGTTTTTGTTCTCGAAAACATTCCCAAGAACCTTGATAGAGTCCTTGACGGCATCGAGAATCACTTCCTCACCTCCGTACTTGTCGAACATTCTAACGACGTATGCGCCGCGTTGAGGTTGGAAGTAAACCACTCCGGAGCCCCTTGACGTGCTAACTATGTCCTCGTCAAAGATTTCCGAGCTTTCGGAGTCTGCTATCCCTACATTAGCCATCAGCAGAAACTCTTGAGACCTGTCTAGTTTCCTGTTCAGAAGCGTTCTGTGCTTTCCATCATCTCCCCTCACCTTAACCGCAGTCTCTGTCGCGGTAACTTCGATCTTCGTTGGCTGATACATCTTCTGCCTTTCGATATCCCATACTCTGAATTTCCAGTTCATCACTCCACCTCGATTCTCTCCATCTTTCCCATTCTGTCGAAAGCAATCCTAGATATCGTAGAGTACTGCTCGTCGTTCAATGAGTCCTTTGCCGCTTCTACGAACAGCCTTTCATAGGTCTTTGCCCTGTTCGCTTTTATCTCCGAATTTATCCTGTGCAATTCCCTTTGGATCTTCGCTATCTCTGCGCGCTTTGCCTTCTTTGCGTTCTTCGCAGCCGTGAACCACTTTATATCGGCATATTGCCCTGTCTCTAACTTTTTCTGAATAGCGCATGAGAGCTGATAGTCTATGCTGGATATGTCTTCCGAGAGCTGGTCTATCCTTTCAATTAGTTGCGCTTTTTCCTTGTCGAGATCAATGATGTGCTTGTGAACAGGAGCAAATACAGCTAATGGCTTGTATTCCTTGAGAAGTCTTATAGCTACTTCCGCGGCTGATTCTCCGCACTTCCTGTTTCCTTTGCCTATCTCGTCTGGAAATTCCTGTACTACAAACTCGATCAGCTTTTCATATTCTCTTTCGTACATTTTTCAGCCTCCTTCAGATCGTTGAAGAAAGACGCATTATGACCTTGTGCAAGGAACTCGTCTGTTTCTGTCATTATCTATTCACGCTCCTTTCAACCTCGAATCCATTCGGGTATCTCTTCGCTCTCTTCGCCACGTTGTACTCCATAACGTCGTCGATTCCTATACAGAGAGTTTCCGATAAATACGTGAGGTAAAACAAAATATCTCCAAGCTCGTCTATAATCTTTTCCCTGTCGTACGCATGGCCCTGAAAGAAGTACTTCTTCATGTAATCGAGAAGCTCTCCTGCCTCGCCAGCAATACCCATTGTTGCGCATAGAATTTGCTGATCTTCGGTGAGCGTTCTGTTAATGGTTCTTATAACGTCTCTAGCAAACTCGTCATGTGTCATCATTCTTCTCTGATGTCCTTCCACTTTATTACCAACAAAACAATTGTGGCTGGCCATAGGAGTGACATTCCAGCGACAACCATTGCGTTTAGCAGAGACATTTCGTTCCAAGTGATAACTGTCAGGAATCCAAAGAAGATTATGGCGATCAGGAAATACACGAATAATGCCATTTTTCACCCCTCCAACTGCGGCAATCCGCCTATTGATTGAAGTAACGCCTTTAACTTCGGATCGTTGGTTACGAGAGCCTCCCTCTCTCTGTCCCTGTACTGGTTGTATATCTTCAGGAACTGCGCCCTTAAGATTGGTCTGTTTTCCGAAGTCATATCTCTTAGCTCAAGAGACGCGAATGATTCGAGCGTCTTGTTGATCTTCCAGTCCTGATACTTAGGTATTCCAAAGTAGAAGTTTCCTCGTCTAACGTCGTTTACAACAAGATTCCACGCTTCTTCCGCTCCAAGAAGCGGCTTCGTCGATACTAACGCAGCTTCTCTTATGTCTGCAGGTTTTGGAGCGAAATGGAATGTCTTCATGATGTGAACCACTCCATCTTTGAAGCTATCGTCATCGAGATCTGCGAGCGTCCTGTACCATAGGGCCGAGGCGAACTCGTCGTTGGCTACGGCCTGAATCTCCTTCCAGACAGAACCCATTCCAGCCATCGCTTGTGCGAAAACCTTCTTATCGAGCATGATCACCACTCCAATTCATCTACGAGAACCTTAAGCCCCTTATTCTTCTCCCTGCCGTTGTAATTGCCCTCCACTACCTTTACGAAGTTATTTGGCCTTATAAGCCAATCGAAGGTGGCCTTAAAATCGTTCACTTTTCCATTTAGGAATTGGCTCTTTGATACTGTCTCAAAGAATTGATTCCAGAAGTCAATAGAAGGGTATTCTTTCCATCGGGCATTAAGAAACTTCTTCCTTTGATCTGTTACTTTGATTACTCTGGGAAGGTCAGGGCATTTTCTGTGAAAGATTTCGACGATCTCTGTATATGGAACTTTTTCCGAACTAATTTTTTCCGAAAACAACGAGTGTTCTTGATCTTGATCTTTATCTTTATCTTTATCTTGTTCTAGATCTAGATCTAGATCTCTATATCTATATCTAGAAGCGTCGTTTAACGTTATGCTAACGTTACCCGTAACGTTATGCGAATCCGTTGTATCGTCGGTAACTGTCTCCGGAAGCGACTCCTGTTTTTTCTTGTCTCTGAACTTTTTTTGCCTCAATCTTCTTAGTTCTCTAACTCTTTCTAACCCGTCAACGCTCTGATATTCGCACCAGTTGATTATTCTAAGCCCTTTTGCCTCATCTTCTATCATGTTGAGCTTTTTCATAGTTTCAAGGCCCAATTTTATAGTGTTTATAGGCAAATCGAACTCGTCGGCCAGCGATTCTGGTGTATATGGAATGTCTTCAATGAGATAAACGTAGCCTTCATCGTTGACCTTCCCTGCAGATATTAGAAGCATTATCCACATAAGCAGTATGTCGTTGCCTTCAGGGAGTTTGCGGATAAACTTTATCTTCCTGTTGTCGAACATATCCGTGTAGAGCTTAATCCACTTAACGTCGGCCATTGATATCACCAACGTCTCTTGCTATTTTCTCCAAGTTTAGAGCAACTTCTATGCTTTCTTCTGTTATAGTGAATTGATGCAGCCACATTTTATCGCCGAAAGAAATGATAGCGTCCATAACATCTTCCATTTCTATGAGCAGCTTTTCTTTGATCTCTGAGAAAGTTAAGGACACTTTGTAGCCAAAATTCTTGGTGTTCTTTTCAACGAGGTATGTAAGCAGCATCGCTTGCTGAACGTTACCATTCAGTGCAAGCAGATAGGGTTTGTAAATGAGGATTAAAGCATCTTCGCCTATGAGACGTGTAACCTTTTCACTATTCATACCAACCTCCTGTGGTATAATTGGCTATCACAATCAAAGCCAATAATCTGTGGAAAGAGGGGCGATGGAACGCCCCTCTTGTTATTCCTCAAGTACCGACTCCGAGCCTTCTTCTGGAACGGGAGCGTTTATAACTACTTCATTCTGGCCTCCGAGCAGATCATCTATGCTGCTCGCTATAACGTTACCTATCGGCTGCGCTGAATAGTTGACTCCTTCGTCGTAAGGAATCATATCTACCTCTTCGACAGAAACACCTATCGGGAAGGCTATCGCCAGCGCGTGCATCTCCGCTCTCTTCATAGCCATTTGCCTCATGTACTCGGTGTTGCCTTTGTAGCTCATGGGAGACGCGGTGCCTTCCGCGCTTATGGGCGGCATGGAAGGATCGGAGAAGGTTATGATACATCTGTACGTGAACTTGTTGTTTTTAACGTCCTCATATACAGGCTCGAAACTAACGCCATACTTAATTCCAGTATTTCTGGCATGATACCTGTAACCGTCGATTTTTATGTACACCCTGCCCTTCAGGGGTATGACGTGATCGAGCGGTCTGAGTCCGTATCTAAGCTCTTTCTCGGCCATCTCTTTAAGAACCCATTTCAGCAGGAACTCGTTGTATTCACCCTGCTCTTTCATCTCTTTGGAGACGACTTCCATTATTCCCATCTTGAAATACTGGTAAAGAAGCTCTCCAACCTTCTGATTGTAGGCGAATAGCGTTATCTCCTGACCGTTAGCGATCTTCACGGTTATGGATTCGTTGACCTTCTTAAGCTCAGTGAGATCGAGTTCTATTCCCAAAGAGCTTGCAAATCTCACTATCTGCGGCCTTTCGTCTTTCTTGTCCTCTTCCGGAGCTTCTTTGCCTTTCTTCTTTGGATCTTCAACGGTTGCCTCGTTCGGATCTTTCTTTCTCTTTTTAGTCTCTTCGACTACAACCTCGTTTCCGAACATATCACCCATATCACACCTCCTGTTTTATGTACTCCCTAGCACTAATTACCTTTACGCTAGGCGACGCTTTGTACTGGCACAGCTCTCCTACCTCTGGGGGCATCATTCTCACTATCTCCGGCGGCATTGACGGAGAGATGTTTATAAATTCCGCTCCGTTGTTTTCTATGAGCCATTGAGCGACAATGGCTTTGTTGCCGTTTCTCGCTTCCTCACCCCTTCCTGCTATCTTCAGTTTCAATTCCTCCGTTAAGGCCATAACGCTCTCGTCGGTAACGAAGAGCGGCTGGCCAGTTTCCTTCACAATGTCCCTCGCCCTGTCGAAGACCTCTTTGGCTTTCTCTTTCTCGATCGCCGCGTTTCTGATTTCGTCTTCAATTCCCTGTACCGAGGGCAGTTTGCATCGCTCGTGAAAGGAGCAATATGAACACCCACCAGAAACGTCTGGCTGAAATTTCTCAATTGGATCGACTGATTCGTATTCAGCTTCTTCAAGTCTTTCTTTTATGAGTTGCCATTTTCTTGTTATGAAGTTAAAAGCAGAATCAACCTCGATATCCGTTATGGCATACGGATATACACCTCCTGTTGCAAGCAAGAAGAAACCGGCATCGTTGACGTTCAAGCCAGCTCTTATGAGCGGTAAAGAATAAATGAATACCTGCCTCGGATCTGGTTCAGACCAGCCTGTTTTCCAGTCTCTTACTGAATATGAGCCGTCTCCGTTTCTAATGACCAGATCAATCACTCCCCTGAAAAAGCAATTTGGAGAGTCAAAGTCAACCTTGTTAAATTTGTTATCAAATCCGAATTGTAGCTCTGAAGCTGCTACTGGTAAGCCTTGCAGCATACGTACGCCAGTGTTGAACCTTCGTTTTGCAGTGGTATAATCTTGTTTGGGAAGGGTATCGAGTTTCTCTAACGCTTTTAACATATCACCCCGATTTTTTATCAGCGTATCGAGAGCTTCGTGTACAGACTTTCCAATCTGTATAGCTGGTGTCGGCGGTTCTTCGAGACCTTCAATGTACCTCAGATAAAACTTTCTCGGACATTTCAGAAACGTATTTATCCTGCTGTATGACAGGGGTAGAGCTTTTTTCAGAAGCTCTTGCATTTTTTATCCTCCTTTCTATGTAACCTTCTTTCGATAGCAGATCGAAGAAGGTTCTTGCAAATTCACTCGGCATCTCTCGGGAATACCTTTTCTATCGGAAGTCCGAAAGCGGAAGCTACCTTGTAAGCGGTCTCTACCATCGGCTTTCTTATGCCCTTTTCGAGCATATGCAGATGAGCAACAGGAACGTTGGATCTCATACTCAAAACGTGCATCGTCCAGCCTCTTTCCTCTCTTAACTGTTTGATTCTCGATCTTACGGACAATTTTTGCACCTCCCTTCTAACTATAATTATACAACATTTGAAATTACAATCGGTTAAAATATAGCATATGTTTATTGACAAAAAAGAAGAAATGTATGTTATGCTAAACTGGGGTGATATGAATGAGTATAGGCTCTAGAATACAGGAACTCAGACAAAACAAGAAGATGTCAAGGTACGAGCTTGCAAACAAGGCAGATCTAACAAGCGTGGCTATATACAACTACGAGACCGGACGCAGAATACCAAATACTATATCTATTGCAAAGATCGCCACCGCGCTTGGAACCACGACAGATCATATATTAGGATTTGAAAAACTTGAAATTGAAACTATTCCTTTCTATGACATAGACAAAATTGATACGAGGACAGGGGAGGGTAGTGAAACTGATATGAGTAAACTGTTTGGAGCAGATTTTGCAACGAAAGTTCCAGATGATTCGATGTTTCCTGATTTTGAAAAAGGCGATATCATCTTCCTGAAGAAAGCGAAGTACTCTGAATCGTCTGGGAAGGTATGCCTAGTTCGGATAGGAGACGAGAAGTCTCTGAGAAAGTTGGAAATAATCAACAAGGGAGAGTATGTGTTGAAGGCAACAAATCCGATAGTGCATAATGTAGAAGTAGAGACTATGAAATTGGAAATGGGAGAGCTAGAAGTCTTAGGAATCGTCGTGGGGAGAGCCACAAAAGTAGATTGAAGAGAGGCGCAATGCCTCTCTTCAATTCTTACCTTTGAAAGACAGGATAGTAACTGCGCTTGTTATAATCACACACAGTATAAATAAAACGGACAGTGTTAATATGGCTATCAATACAGCATATAATACTATTTTCATAGGGAATTTGGAATGTCTGGCTTTGTTTATTATGCTGTATTTTAAGCTCATACAGTCTCCCTCGATTTAGCTTCCTTTCTATTCTCGATTATCGCATAATTAAGGGCCTTATCGAAATTGCTGAAACGTGGGGCTTTGTGTTCTTTGTCACCAATGAATCTTGCTCTGGCAACATACACAAAACCAGTCCAACCGCACCTACACACTATGAACGCTTTGTGTTTTGTCCAAGTCCTCTTAATTCTTCGTGTTTTTTTCAATTCAAACCTCCAGTTCCTCTATTGCTTTCGGAACTGCCTCCGCTATGTCGTCTCTGAGACTTTCGTACAGCCACTCTTCGTCATCTTCCATGAAGTAGTAACCATCAACAACAAATAGATATGTAAGCGACGGCGTTTTAGTGTTCTTTCCCTCTGCGACCACCATTAGATCGTCCTGCTCTTCATCATAGACAAGACAGAAGTTTGTGCTGCTGTCCTTCCAAGTATCGGCCTTCTCTATCATTGAAGAGACTATCTGGTTTATATCACACTCCTGCCAAAGCTCAGATATTCTGTCTCGCTTCATGGATTACCTCCTTCATCATGTATTCGGCCTTCTTTGCGAAGGCGAAACCGTAACTATCCCTTATGTGCTTTATAGCTGAACGAACCGAGCGAAAAACTATTATGTTCTGGTTTGTGCGGTTGTCGTATATCTTGTATTCCACCAAAGCTACTCCGTTTGCTTTCCTGTATATCTCCACCCTTCTAACGTCTCCCAAAGGGTGCCGGAGTTCGCACACAAACCTGTACTTTGCTATCAAAAGATGCTCTGCGTTTCTAAACATAAACACCTCCAATTATTGCAATTTTTGTGCTATCATAGATTTGAATTCTTATGAAAAACGTCCTTGAAAGGGTTAGTCCTTATGGGACGTTTTTCATTTCATCTTTCCATAATAAGAACGGCCTCGAAAGAGGCCGTCAGTCTTCCCACCAGTATGTTGCAGATGGAGAGCGCAAATTCACTCCCGCCTTGAGCATCAACAACAACTCTTCCCATTCCATGTTGTAGTTGTCGGTCAATACTTTTGCTGCAACTTCTTCGCTCACCTCTTCAGGCTTTTCCTCATCATCGTACTGTCTGAATATCATGCTACTCCTCCTGCTCCACAAAGCACCTCCGATTCATCAAAGAATTTCTTACATAGTTTGTCGGACGCGGAGAAGAGCTTGGAAACATCTCTCCAATTCTTGCTCTGCGCCCAACTCTGTACGTACTGAGCTGTGTACCAGCTTGTGTCAAGCCCCAATCTGGCCATGATGAAGTAACTCGCGGTCTGGACTACGATCTCCTCCTCGGCCCTGTCCATGCCCTGCACCTGCAGGTGCGCCCATTCGTGTACTATCGTGCTTGCCTGTTGACCCGTTGCCTCGTTGTTGTGAACATGGATAATCTTCGTATTCTTGTTGGTGTATCCATGCTCTCCGTGGCTTTCCTCATAGAACTCTATCGTGTAACCCATGTTCTCGACTGACTCCATTATTCTCTGAAGCCCTTCGTATTCGTCTGTTATAACGACTTCAGGCTCTTCAGGGACAGGCTCTCCTTCAGTCTGGCTTATGTCGAACACGTATGCTGGTTTGAATCCCTTTACGCCGCGCATAACTTGTTCAACACCGTCGTCGCCTTCTTTCCTGTACGTATAGGTGCATGGAGCGATAACCATGATTCCTTTCTCGCCCTTCTTCACGAACCTGTTCACCTTTTTCCATGCGTTGAACCCCGCAACCCTCGTAGCGTCTTGCTTCTGCATGAAGATCAGAATGATGTTACCGAACGAGTAGTTGTGGAATACCCTGATGAACTTCTCTATACTCCTGAAGTCATCAGAATTGATCCACTTGTGAAAGGCTTGCTCTAACCTTTCTGTAGCTTCTTTGTTGTCCATACCACACCTCCTATACCCCTCTGTTCATTTGCTCAACACTTTGCTGTGTAATCGAAGAAACTTGTAGCCTTCGATCCAGCCTTAATCTGCTCCTTGAGCCATATCAAGAAGCGATTGGTATCGAACTCTTCTTTGAACGTCTCTACCACAGATCCATCGAAGAATATTGCAAAGTAATCAGAACATTCCCTCTTGTTTATCAGCCTGACAAGAGAGAGGTTGTACAATTTCCCTTCTGAATTTTGATAGAACATCTCACACCTCCTTGAAGTCTTCAATTGTCAGGCTAGAAGCCGCGAGCCATCTGATGAACTTTTCGGCTTCCTCTCTGGTTTCAAACTCTGCAATATACCAGTCAGTACCAGAGACGATAGCGTACACAATGAACGTGGTGTTTAATACATAATTGCCATCTACCACAACATACTTGTGATTCTCAACCACCCTCTCGCTGTGTTTCTCGATGTAGATAACGTCTGCTCTGTCGATGTTGATAGCCTTTCCGTCCTCATTTACAAAGTACATAATGCCACCTCCTTGTAGTGGGTTCAAAAAGAAACAGCCCCGAAGGGCTGTTCAGATTTCAACCTACTACCTCACCCACGCTTCCTTTACTTTCAACACCTTCATAGATTCTGAGGCTGTGGCTATTGCGAGATCTAACGTTCTCGCTCGAGCCATGACCTGAACGGTTCCTGCATATTTGCAGGATATTTCGTACCACTTGCGCTTGCTAGTGTCGATGTAGATGTTTCCATCTGGAGTAGCAAGCGTCTTGAAGATTCTCTGTGTAGCAATAGTAGAGTTCATTCGATCACCTTCACGAAACGCGGATCTACGGAGAAAGACCTTGAAGGATCGGATTCTTTCTGAATACGAATGGTCTTTCTGTTTATCTTCACCACTGTATAAACGACTCCAGTGTGAAAGTAATCTACCTTCGTGCCTATTTTGATCTTCTTGAAAGCCTCCTCTCTTTCTTTTTCCCTCCTTCTCTCCGCATCGCCTTTGATCTGGACGCACCGTAGAGATTCAGCCCTCGACTCAAGTTCTTCGGCTTCGTTCTCAAGCTCGAAGCCCTTATGATATTTTTCGTACATACGTTCCCTCTGTCTTGTGAAGGATCTTCCAGCAGAGCTGTCTATGTTCGGTTGCGTGAAGAAGGCGATATCGCCGTGCTTGGAATTGAGAGGTTCCTGAAGTTCCGCTGCCTTCTCCCTTCTCTTCGCTGCCCTCTCGAGAAGTCTATCTGCTTTTTCGTCTGCAACTTCCTGTGCCCTTTCTCTCAATTGTTCTATTGTTTCGATCACCAGCATCTCAAACTCCGTATGCTCACGCATAAACTCTGCTATGGCCTCGGAGTTCGGCACGTCCCACCCTTTGTACTTCTTTCTCCACTCCCCACCTAGAGAGCGGATTTGTTGTCGGTAGTCAAAAGTGTCACCGATAATCAGGTACTTTGCCATATTTCCCTCCTAATAAAAAAAGGCTGCCATTTCTGACAGCCCCTTTGCTTTGTAGATATATTTCTAGCTCTACCTCCTAGAATCCTGCGTAAAATTCCCTGTCCGCTAGATAGCTCCAATACTTCTTGTCCCCGATAATCACGTGATCGAGAACCCTTATGCCGAGTATATCCCCTTTCTCCTGCATTTCAACCGTTACTTCTCTGTCCTCCCTGCTTGGAGTAGGATCACCGCTCGGGTGATTGTGAACCAAAATTACTGCCGCTGCGTTCGCTAGTATTGCTGGTCTGAAAACCTCCCTAGCGTGCATTAGAACCGAATCCAAAATGCCTTTGCCGACGTTCGTGATACCAACAATGTTTAGCTTCGTGTCCAGCGACACGACCAACACATTCTCCACTGCCTCGCTTTCGAGAATCTTCGAACAGATTCCGTAAATCTCTAGCGGTTCGCTTGCCTTCTGAAAATACTCGTAACTTTCTTCTCGTATCATTTTCCAGCTTATCTTTGTTGCTACCATCAAACCACCTCCCTTGTGGAGAGGAAGGGGAAATCCCCTTCCCTAACTTCTCGGATTTGGCTTCAAACCGTTCTCTTCCTCTATTCTCTTTGCCCTCCCTTCGGCCTCTTTCAGCCTTCTCTTTGGCTCGGACGTATCTATTCCGGCCTCTTCCAGCAGTTCTATCTGGAGCTTCAAATCCAATATCCTTTCGTATGTCCTAGAAAGCGTTTGCACTGTCCAACCTCCTGTACTGATCCTCTATGCTTTCCGGGTTTCTCTCCCCGAGCATAAGAGACTCGACCGATCTGCCTTCTCTAACGTGAAAGTCATCGACCCACCAGAACTCTTCTGCGTAATTCCGCATCACGATGCCCTCTTTCATCGCCTCTACGAGAGCTTCCCATACATCGTTAGTCGCAAACCTAGCCAGTTGATCTCTAACCGCAGCCTCGCAAGCATCTCTGATCTCGCCGTCGTCAAATCTCCTTCTTTTGAACATACAACGCCTCCTTCTGTACTCTTGCCAAAAGATCGTCTAGTGGGGTTTTCCTCGAACAGTAGATTGCATCGTTCGTGATTATGAGATTGCCCACAAGCTCGAACGTTGGCGATGCTGCCTTTCTGATAACTTCTTCGTCGTCCACTGCTTTGACGCTCATTTTGAAATACGACATACAAGCCTCCTTATGTAAAATGGTTTTTTGAAAAAGTGCCTCACATCGCATGAGGCTAATAAGGGGTAAGTTGCACTTGCAAAGGGGTTTTGAAGTTTCTCGGGAGGCGGCCTTCCGACCGACTCCGAAGAGCTTTCAAGCTCCGAGCATCTTTCTGATCTCTGACTTGATCTCTGATCCGATCACGTTTTCCAGCAATTCAACATAT